GTACGTTTACAGTTCAGTTTCCAGCACCAACATCAACAGCAGCGATTCTAAGGATCTCTGGTTAATCGTAGGAGGTAACCTCCTATGAGTGGATCAGGAACTTGGGGCGTCGGCACATGGGGTCAAAACCAATGGAATGATTTAGCAGATCCGTCTTTTACAGTAACGGGTCAAGCCCTCACTGCATCTTTAGGAAACGAATCAAGCTCAACTGAAGTTAATGTAGGTTGGGGTCGTGTTGAATGGGGAAAACAAGCTTGGGGGATAGCAGGCACTCTTATAGCCCCTGGTGATTCTGTCACCGCAAATCTTGGAAGTGTTACTACATCAGCTGATGCTAACACAGGTCCATCTACAAATAATAATCAAACATTAACAACTGGTCTTGGAACCGTAACAGCTTTTGGTTTAGCTGAAGTATCTCCAACAGGTATTCCACTTACAACTAATTTAGGAACAGTCGATGCTAGTCCTGATGCAATGCCTACAAGTGTTGCAGCTACGATAGGGCTTGGAACTATTGATGCCTTTAACTTAACAGGTTGGGGCAGACTTCAATGGAGTATAAACGATTGGGGTGATGCAGGTAGTTCGGTGCAAGTAGATGTTTCTGGAATTGCAATGACCGCAGCTTTAGGATCTCCAACAGAAGTTACTGGAGATGCAACTATTGTTGCAAATACTTTAAACGTAGCACAATTAACTTTAGGTGTTGTTGACCCTGCGCCTGATGCAGCAGTAACTGGAAACTTCATGATAGGTGCTTTAGGTACTTTAGGATTTCAAGGAGATGTTGCACCAACTATAACAGGTATTGGATTAAGTGCTAATTTAGGTAATGAGACAATAGACTTAAATCAACAAGTAAATGTTACTGGAAATCCTCTATTAGCAAGAGTAGCTTCAGTTAATGCATTTACTGATATTACAGCAACTTTTGATGGTTTTGGGTTGACTGCAACGGTAGGAAGTGGTAATGCTCTTATCTGGAACGAAATAAATACTGGTTCTGCTCCAATAGATCCTCCTGGATGGAGGGAAGTCGTTGCATAAAGAGTTTGACACTTTCTCTTTATTTTAATAAAATAAACGATATAAGGAATTTAATATGGCGAATTCAACATCAGCAAATTTAAAACTTACAGTACAAGCAACTGGAGAAAATTCAGGAACTTGGGGACAAATTACAAATACTAACCTTTTAATTTTAGAACAAGCAATTGGTGGTTTTACTACTTTCAATATTACTAATGCTGCTAGATCTTTAACTTTTACTAATGGTGCTTTATCAGATGGTAAAAATGAAGTTATAAAATTAACAGGTACACTAGCTTCTAATTTAACAGTTAGTGTTCCAAATTCAGTTGAAAAAACATATATTGTTGAAGACGCATGTAATCATGCTAATTTTACATTAACTTTTAAAACTGCATCTGGAACAGGTGTTGCTTTATGTGAAGGTCACAGCTACACTTTATATTCAGATGGGACTAATATTGTAAAAGCAGGTGAACTAAAACAATGGAGAGCAATCTCTGCAGCTGAAACAGTTCAACCTGGTGCTCAACTTTTAGTAAATACAAATGGCCTTTATCGACCAAGGATATGATTTCAATACTAACGCATTGACTGTTGGTAGAAACTCTTCTAATATAGCTAACGCAGCCTCAGATCTTGTAGTTAATACTCAAGGTGCTGGTTTCTGTTTAGTATTTTCAGGAGACGCTACAACAGGGTGGACGTACAAGGAGAAATAGAATATGTCAAATTACGAAGCAACAAAATACGATTTTTCAGGAGCAAACCTTACAGGTATCGAAGGAATTCCTACAGCTACTATTGTGCCGTGGTCTTCTGCATCAGTGCCAACAGGTTTCTTAGAGTGTAATGGTCAAGCAGTTTCAAGATCAACTTACGCTGCATTATTTGCAATCGTAGGCACAACGTATGGAGCTGGAGACGGTTCATCAACTTTTCTAGTACCTGATCTTCAAGATAACGTAGCAGTTGGAAAATCTAATAACAAAGCTTTAGCATCTACTGGCGGAGCAAACACTGTTGCAGTGGCAGCTAGTGGAAACGTTGGTGGTTCAACAGCTAATGCAAGTTTATCAACAGCGCAACTTGCTTCACATAATCACAATGCTCCAACAGCTGCACAGTTTTCTAACCCATCCACAGGAGCTTTTGAAAAAAGAAATGATAGTAGGTCAGTAACTTTACAACAATTTGGATTAGGAAATACAGGTTCAGGCCAAGGTCACTCTCATAACATGAGTGCAACTTTTTCGGGTGACACGGCAAACCCTTCTGTATTACAACCTTATTTAACAGTAATTTATATAATTAAGACGTAGGAGAAAAAATGGCAACAAACGCAACATGGACAGTAGTATTTGATGATAAATTAATCATTAAACAAACAGGCAATAATGCTGGAACAGGTTATGTAATTGATGATGATGCTTTTTGGTCTGAATCTAAATTCTCAAACATTTGGGCAATTCAATATCAAACTTCGGTTACTACAGATGAAGTAGAATATAGAAACGAAACACCTAATGGTACTTACGCCGACGCTAATCTTGGAGATTTTCAACAGTTTATAGATTTATGGGATGCTGCACATTTAGCTCAGTTACAGTCAGATTGGGATAATGATAATATTGAGGGTGAATCTGAGGCAGATAAAATTGCTAGATTAGGCCCTAGACCTACTTCTTAATCTTATTAAATTACTTTTTCTTTTAATTTTTTATCAAATTCAAATATATTTTTTTCTACAACGTTAAATATTAAACTATATCTATTTTGCTCCCCTTCATATTTATCAAAACCATGTAATATTTCAGGGGGAAATATATAATAATCTCCCGGTTCTGGAGAGATTTTTAAATTTAACTCTGGTAAAATTAAATCACACCCTTTTGTTAAATATAAAATACCATGAAAACACTTATGTGTGTGATAGGATACACTATCACCTTTTTTTATTTCATTACCCCATGCATTTTCAATAGTTTTTCTTTCTAAAAAATATTTAAACATATCGGGATGTATGTTTTGATATTTATTTATTAAATAACTTATAAAGTTAATAAATTCAGGTTTGTTTAAAAAATGATTCCAATTAGTCATTCCTCCTTTTACATTAGTATAATTATCCATATTAGGATCTAAGTTAGATTTGATTGACATAATAAGGTTATGTATAATATCTGGATAAGGATAATTACCAAATATAATATTAATATGTCTAGTATAGCTAACGTTTATACTATTTCGATCTTCGTTTAATTTATTGTTTCTGTCTAATAAACTGATCATCTTAAAAGCATCCAAGAAGTTAAAATATATTTTTCACCAGATAGAGGTGAGTTACCTCTATGTAAGTATGGAAATCCAGCGGGCCAAATAACTATTCTACCTGTTTTAGGTTGTACTCTTTTTGAAAAATGTAAGAATTCTGTTTCACCACCTTCTTCTACATCATTTAAATATATACTAAACACAAAAGCACGAGGTTCATTACCAAATCCTTTAGCGTGTTCTATGTGCCAAACATGGTAACCTTCAGTAGGTAAAGTTTTTTGAATTTTCATATCTGTAAAGAAAAAAGAATCATAAGCAGTATCTGCACCTGTATTTTTTATATAATGATTCCAAGCTATATCAAAATTAGCTACTAGTGATTTTAAATCTTCCCACCAAACACTTATATTTTTTGGACCTGCAAAATATTGTTGATCTTGTTTTTGTGTTACTGGAGCTTGTTCAAAATCTAACCTGTTTAAAGTATTATTAAATTTATCTTGATCTTCGTATAATTTAATAGCTCTATTACATTCTTCCGGGGATATGTAATTATCATACACACCTATAAAATTATTTATACTATATGTTTTTTCGTTCATTTATTTTCCTTTATTTTAAAAACATTTGTATTGATACTCTTGGCACGATTGGACTTAAAACAGGGTTAACTTTATGGTCTATGGGAGATTTTATTATTACTAAAGAGTTACCTCTTACCGGTATATACCCATAATTATTTTCTGTTCTAAACATAAATTCTCCACCAAACTGAGCATTCCATCTGTTATTAATATAATATGTTGCTCCATATTTCCAACCATCATCCCTATGCCAATTAATCCCTGCCCCTTTTTCCATAAAATGAATATTAGTACACATATTTTTAAAACCTTTTAATTGATAAAATTTATTATGTTGAGTTAAAGTTTTTAATTTTTCAAAAGGAGGATATTTATCTACACCAACCCGTTTTGGAGGAACCATATTTTTAAATAAATTTTCTGACCATATACCTTTAGAAGTATGTAAATTTATATTTTTACGTTCTTTAAATATAGCATCATGAATTCCTTTATAGGTATAATAGTCTAACACATTATGTATATAATAAAGTTTATCTGGTATTGAATATATTAATTTCATTTAGCCGTCTGATTTCTTAATAACATAACTTACTGATGTCCTCCAATAAGGTATCTTTTTTATTGGTTGTGATTTATGTAATTGATTAGAGTTAAATAATATAAAGTCACCGGGATTATATTTAAATACTTCTCCTTCTACATTTAATTCTCCACCCCATTCTTCAGCCCATTGTGGTGTAAGAAATCCTACAATGCTATAAGTATTTTCTTTATTGTCTTCATGAAACTCTGTGAAGTGATTATCGTTTTGAGCATTCAAAGCTATTCTTTTTATATTTTTTTTTAATGAAAAATTATGTTGCTCTAATAATTTTTGATTTATCCTATCAAATAAACAATTAAAATAACCTATCCAGTATTGATTATTATTAACAATATTTTGATCTTCTATTAAAGTTACTCCAGGAAATGCTCCCCCTACATTAGTTAAGGTGCTTTGTCTATCTAAACTCCACATATTAGCTGAGACTAATCCTCGATATAAATCAAAACAATCTTCAATAGTTAAAACATTATTTATTATTTTTATCATTTAGTAACTCCATTATTTTTATATTTCCTGCAATAGTAATATTATTTGAATTAGGTTTTACCCAATGTTCTAAATAAGAAGGAAATACTATTATATCTCCTTCTTTTAATTCAGGTTCATAGTGTTTAAAAAATATTTTACTGTTAAACATTTCTAATAAATTTTTAACTGGTGAATTAAATACCGTATGAGATTTGTTTATTTTATAATATATAATAAAGGAAAAATCACTTGGATGAATATGTGTGCCTTGATAGTCTTTATCTTTATATTTGTTAATCCAAATCCCATTAACATTAAAAATAAAATTATTACAATAAGGTTTTAATAAAGAACTTAGTATATCTCTTAATTCTATGTTTAAATAATTTATAGAATTTTTATCAAATAAAGTGATACCATTAAGAGACGTCTCTACATTTGATTCAAATGTTTCTTTAAAGTTTTTTCCAACAGCTTTAAAATTTATTAAATTTAAATTTTTAATTCCTACAAGATTTAGAAATATATTATCAACCCTTACTTTAGTCATATTTTTTATTGAAGCCATGCTACTATACTGTATCTTGTTCCTTTAGTTATTGGTTGAATACCATGTGGATACATAAAACTACTGGGAAAAAATACAACAGTTCCTTTTTTTAATTTTGTTTGTTTAATCTCCTCTGAATGTTTCATAGGATTTACAAAAAGTAAATCTCCACCTTCATAATCATCGTTTAAATTCATAATAACACTAATGTTTCTGGTGTTATCGGTTGTAGTATCTGTATGAACTTCATATTTTCCACCTACATTATATTTTAACAAATCAATTTGGTTTATTTTGTTATTGTTAATTTTAGGAAATTTTGCTTTATAAAATACATACATTTCTTCTATTTTTTTATTTATTTTATTGAATATAAATTTTTCTTTTTTTGGATATATATGTTTCCCTAAAACGTTTCTTACATCTTTATTAATATTACTTAACCCAACACCTAAATATTCTAATTTAGATTTATCACAATAAGCTACTATTTCTTCACAAAACACATTATCTATTATACCATCTAATTTAACAATTGCTTCTAAATGGTCCATAATTATGATACTTTCATTCTCTATAAAACTGATATATAACACAATTATGGCCTTAAAAAAAGTAAATTTTGCACCTGGTTTTAATAAACAAAACGTACCTTCAGCTCTTCCTGGAAAATGGGTAGATGGGGACTTTGTGCGTTTTAGATATACCGCACCTGAAAAAATAGGTGGCTGGGAACAATTGACCGCTGCGTCTAAAACATTGCCAGGCTCCGCTAGAGCTCAATTAACTTGGACTTCATTAGCAGGCGAACGTTATGCTGCTATTGGAACGTCTCAAGGTTTGTTTTTATATTACGGTAATGATTTTTTTGATATTACTCCTTTAGATACCGCAATTACTGGATGCACATTAACAACTGTTAATGGCTCAAATGTTTTACAAGTTAATAAAGGCTCTCATGGTCTAAAAGTTGGAAGATATGTAACTTTATCTGGCGTAACTGTTACAGGTGCATCAGACTTTACATCAGCAGAATTAGAAGTAGCTTACGAAATTTTAACAGTTGCAACAGTAGATAAATTTACTGTTCAAGCTGTAAGAAATGAAGGTGGAGCAGGTATGACTGCAGCAGGTGCAGCAACTGTTAATCCTTATGTTGAGGTTGGACCCACTACTCAAACAACCGGTTATGGTTGGGGAACTTATATATGGGGAGATTCTACGTGGGGAACGGAACGAACTACAAGCACTGTTACATTAGATCCAGGAAATTGGAGTCTTGATAATTTTGGTCAAGTATTAGTTGCAACTATATTTAATGGTAAAACTTTTACGTGGAATGCTGGAGCATCAGGAGCTCGAGGTATTCGAGCATCATTAACTACATCAGGTTTTGCAACAGGTAATAATCCTACAGCCAGCAGATTTACATTAGTCTCAGATCGAGACAGACACTTGTTTCATTTTGGAACTGAAACAACTATTGGTGATCCTACAACACAAGACCCTATGTTTGTAAGATTCTCAAACCAAGAAGATTTAAATACTTATTTACCGACTGCTACTAACACCGCAGGTACATTTAGATTAGATACTGGTAATGAAATTAGGGCAGCTTTACAAGGTAAAGATTATGTTTTTGTTTTAACAGATAACGCTGCGTATGTAATTCAATTTGTAGGTCCACCTTTTACTTTTAGTGTTAGACAAGTTGGTACGAATTGCGGATGCATAGGACAACATGCAGCTTCTTATGTCAATGGTGCTATATATTGGATGTCTAACGAAGGTGGTTTTTTTATGTACGATGGTACTGTCAAAGCCTTACCTTGTTTAGTTGAAGACTTTGTATTTACAGTTCAGAATGGAAATTTAGGTCTTAATTTTGATTCAGCTGATGTAATTTTTTCTTCACCAAATTCTTTATATACAGAAGTAAATTGGTTTTATCCTAAATCGGGATCGGATCAAATTGATCGATGTGTGACTTACAATTATCAAGAAAATGTTTGGACTACTTCATCTTTAGATAGAACTACTTATGCTGATCAAGGAGTCTTTACCAAACCTTATGCAACTGATTATGAATCAACAACTACTCCAGTTTTTCCCGATATACTAGGTATTACAAATTTATATGGAGCTAGTATTTATTATGCTCATGAAGTAGGAAACGATCAAGTTAATAGCTCTGGAAGAACCTCAATTAATGCTTTTATTAGATCAGGAGATTTTGATATTGATGATGGTGAAATATTTATGTCAATGAGAAGAT